CTTCCTGACCGTCACCGAGGGTGATGACCTCGTCGTAGGGGACGATCCGCCCCTCGAGGGTCCGACCGTCACCAGCGGGATCAGTGTCGGAGCGGACTTCGAGGGGCATGACCAGGGATAGCAGTTCGGTCATACGCCAGAAACCTCCTGGGGGACACCTGTCATCGGCATGTCAACGAACCCGGCCTGGGTGGCAGCAGCATCGGGATCGGCGCCGGCGGAGACGAGCAGACCCAGGGTGCGGGCCCGGGTTTCGAGTGATTCCCGGTAGAGGGGGGCTGTGTCGAAGTCGAGGGCGGGTTGGCCGGGCAGGGCCGCCCATGCTTCTTCGATGATGCTCAGATAGGGGCTGAGACAGTATTGGACGAAGTCGGCGCCGACTTCGGCCAGGTTCTTGTAGGTGACCGATGATGCGCCGCCCTGGATGGCGATTTCGAGGAGATCACCGGGGATGTGGAAGATCCGGGCGACCTCCTGGGCGTTGGAAGCGCGGGTTTCGAGCCATCCGATGTCCGAAGGGGACAGTTCGACCGGCTGGTAGGCCATCCCCCCGGAGAGGACCGCAGTGTTCCTACCACCGGCCCGGGCCACATTCCACTGGGACCGCAATTCTTCGGCTTCATCCTTGGAGAGTGGGGTGGGGGCGGTGAGCACCCCGGAGGGCACCCCCGAAGCTCCGAACAGGCTGCTCCCATACTCTTCGGAGTAGGCGGCGCCCTCCCAGGTGAGTCTTGCTGCTTCTATCGGTGAGAGGCCTTTGAGCTCGCCGGGCCGGGGATGGAAACGCAGATGGCTGATCCGTTCCCTGTCGACCTCGTCGGACCGCCAGACATAGTCCCGGCGCCGGCGAGCAACCGTGTCCTCCCATTCCACATGGACATCTCGTGGGTCTAGAACCTGGAGGCTGTCGATGGAACGGTCGAGTCTGGTTTCGAGCCAGTAGGCGTCTCCGTACCAGCAGAGCGACCAGACGGTTTCGAAAAAGAAGTTGTAGCGACTGTCGAACGGATCCGGTTTCCGGGAGAGCGGTGTGGTCGTGGTCGTTTCGAGTTGGGCCACCGAGGCGGCGATCAGATCGACTGCGGCGTAGACGGCGGGTACACGTTCGGGGCTGATCTGGCCGTGGTGTTGATGCCACATGACCGCGTCGAGCTGCCAGTCGATGGGATAGGCGGACGGGTCGGTGTCGGTGTGTCGTACCTCGAGGGGCGGTTGGACATCACCACGCAGCCAGTCGAGGAACCCCATCACCCGGAAATTACACCCTCGTAACTCAACCTTCAACCTCTAGTTGACGGTTAGAACATACGTTTGATGCTTGACAGGTTCAGTGGATGGCGTAGATGGGTCGGGGCCGGGAGGCCAGGTAGACGGCGCGGGCGGTTGCGGTGACTGCGGGGATGGGCTCTGAGCCCCGGCTGATCCACCAGCGGCCTTCTCTGGTGTCCCGCCGGCCGGCATGGGCCAGTTGGATTCCGAGGGCTTCCCGGCCGGGATGTGAGAGCCGATCCGTTGTGAGCAGGTCGATGAGGGTCTGACAGGCGGACACCCAGGCCCTCCCCGTCACCGGCTGAAGTGTCCATCCAGACGCGCTGAGATGGTCGGCGAGAGCCTGAGTAGTCCAAGGGTCATATCCGATGAGGCTAGGAGCCAGCTCTGACACTTCTTTGAGGACCGCTTCCTCGAGGCCGTCCAGATTCCCCGTCCGGTAGAGGACCAGGTCGGTGCCGATCCTCCCGTCCTTGGTCTGCCAGGCGGCGGCGATAGCACAGGCGTTCCGGTCCGGGTCGATGTCGATGGAGAGGACCGGCCGGGATGTGTCGGCCGGTCCTTCCAGGGCTACCGAACAGGCCGCATCCCAGAGGGCTGCTGGGACTGCCCTCGTACCGGAAATGTCGACCCACCGGCACAGTACTTCGGTTTGGAAGGCTTCCGGAGTCAACGTGGCATGCAAATGGGCGATCCGCTCCTCGTCGATCAAAGTGCCGAGCGACGGGTTGGCCTGCGACCAGGCTTCAACACTGTCGTCGGGCAATGCGGGGTCGGCGGACCATTCCATCCACGCCAACGACGGGTCTCCTTCGAGACCCCGGGCTCTGAGCCCGTTGAGAACCACCGAGTCGGGGTCTCCGGCATTGGAAGCCCACCACACCTGCGGATTCGGACTGGTGTTCTGAGTGGGCAGGATCGCCGAGACGAAGGACGTGTCCCGGTATTCACGGACTTCGTCGAGGACGACCAGGTCAGCATGATGACCGCGGGGAGCATCCGGCCGGGGGGCGATGATCCGATAGGACCCGCCGTTGCGCATCCGGATCGTCTCCTGGCCGTTGGCCCGCCGGGGTCGGGATGCCAACCGGCCGGGGAAGCGGGCTTCGAGGATCTCGGCGACAGCAAGGAACGACTCGCGGGGCAGATCCCGGTTCTGGGCGGAATGGAGGATCGATTCACCCCATAAGAGGAGGCCGACCAGGATGCGAGGTTCGAGACAACCCCCCGTCTTCCCGTTCTGACGGGCCACCGCCACGGCCACGTCCGCATAAGCCCAGGAGCCGTCAGCTTCGACTTCGAGGCCCACGTCGAGGGCGTAAGCCTGCCAGGGGAGGAGCGGTCGGCCGACGACTTCCATGACCGCTGCTGCCTCATGGGCGCGTGTCTTCCGGCTACTCCTCGCCGTTCCCAGCCTTGGCCTGGGCGATGCTAAGAACGTTGGCGAAGGCATCGTCGACTTGCTCATCCCATAAACCCATACGATGACGTGCAGCAGGGGTCAAGCCGAGCTCTCTGAGGAGTTGCAGAGCTCTACCGGCGAGCTCGGCCAGATCCCGAGGCGAAATGCTAAGCATCCCATCCAAAGTCGCCTGTCTTCTCACCCCATCCAGGGCCAGGGTCACATCACGGAGCAGCCAGTAGGAGGCGTTATCCGACGGGGCGATCCACTCGGCCTCCCGCACCGAGGCGATCACCGCCCGTTCCAACGTTGAAGGAGCCGGCCGGCGCGGTTTCACGTTTTCCCAGGTGTCAGAGCCGTTCTAAGCCCCGTTTTCGGAGTGGCATGACCCGGTGGGCCGGGAGTTGTGAGGTACGAGCGAACACAGTGTCGTCTCACGGCCGCTACCGGGTCACGCCACGACCCAACGGGCCCGGATCGTCGAGCTCGAGGCCGGTCCGGTCCCGATCCAACCCGCCACTCCCAGGTATTACCAGATAGTGCCCATTCTGGGGGCTGGGACCGTCAGGGGAGAGAGAGGACACGGAGCGGGGGTGTCCAGCGCTGCCGCCATCGAAAAAAGGGGCCTCAATCCGGCCCACAGTTCGGCCGTCATTTTTTCCGGCCCCTTTCGACGAATTGCAGTCAGAGCAGGCAGCGATCAGATTCACCGGATGATCCGCAAACAGGCCACGATGAGCACACTCCTTACGGCTGATGATGTGGTCGACCGTGGTAGCCGGGGCGGAGCAGTAGCCACAGCGGAAGCCATCACGTTTCAACACCAGCTCCCGCAGCTTCCGCCAGCGCCGGGTACTACCCCGCCGGGTCAGGGCTGAGGATCTCATAGGGGTTCTGTTTCTACTGCTTCTTGGAGTCGGTCTACTCCGAGGGTGATCTTGTCGTAGTCCTCGAGCATGGAGTCGAGCATGAGGAGGAGATGGCGTAGTACTTCGACGTCGACTGCCATGTGGATGAGGGCGGTCGGTGTGATCATCTTGATCTCTCCGTTGCCGTTGACCCGCAGCTCGATCTCGATGTGGTCTCGAGGATCGAGCCCTCTAGCGAGGACGGACAGGTCGATCATCAGACCCGCCCCGCCTCCAGCACCGCCTGCTCGACCGGGGTCAGATCCCAGACGGCGAGCGTACTACCCCGCCGCGTCAGGGCCGAGGTCCTCACGCTGCCTGCTTCCTGAAGACGATCACGAGCTCCCGATGCGGGGGTGATGCACCGTCTCATCGTTGCGCCCGCTCCAATAGCCCGACGTGTAGGCCGCTCTCATCGCTCGGCGCTGATAGATGGTGGTCCCGATGTTGATCCCGGCGATGGCTCCGATCACCAGCTGGTTGTTCAACTCACACCCCCCAACTTCGGTATAAGTGCTGGCACAACGGTTTCTCCACCGCAGCGAGGACACGTTTCGGAATGGTCCTCGCCTTGGGCGCAGCCGTCACAGTCAATGTCGTGCAGCACATCACCCTCCCCGTCGCAGGTCGGGCATTGCACCCACTCTCGTTCGACGTTGAATTGGCGCTCCCATGCAAACTCGACAGATTCAGCGTCGGGTAATGGGTCCAGATCCTCTTCCTGGATCTCAGGGTGGAATTCGGTATCGGGAAATTCGCTCATATCCAACTCACCTCTCGCCATCCCCAGGTACAGGTCGCACCGACACCCCGGCGCCCGCTGATCCAATGCCATGTGGTCCGGCCGTGTCGGCAGGGATGGAGCTCGATAACCATCACCATCACATCCGCTCTCGCTCATAGTGGGCGGCGAGTTCGTCGAGTCGTTTGATGGCTTCGTCGAGCCATCCGTCTCTGGAAGAGTCTGAGATGGAGTGGAGCCAGGAGCGGAGTTTGCTGAGACTGTCGCCGGCGGAGTCGGAGAGGATGATGATGTTGGCTACTGCTTGGGCGCGGTGTTCGGTGGCGGGATCTTCGATCTTGCGGACGTGTTCTATGAACTGGTCTCGTTCGACGTCTCGGATCTGGCCGGGCCATTCTTGGGTGAGGGCCGGCCAGCGTGGTCGGGGCTCACCGACGATCTTGGGACTGGCCTGGTTTTCGGTGGTCATGGCTTCCTTTCAGAGCGCCGGGTGCGCCCTCGAGGACTCGGGCTTCCCGGTGATGTCGATGTGTGGACGCGCCCCGAGGGTGAGTTGCCGCAATGATTCCCTGTGAAGGAGTTCGGGGCGCGTCCAACCCAATAGCACCCGTCCGGGTGCACATCTTGCTCTGAGCCCGATGATGTTCGAGCAGGATGCTGCGGTATCGGATCGCTTGAGACTGGTCACTTCCCTCCCTTCAGAGGCGTCGGATCCGCTATTCGGGCCGTGTCATGCTCAGTAGGTAGTATGAGTCTCCTCTGCGGTTGGTTGGTGCTTCTTCTGACCGCGGGGGGTGTGAAGAGCCGGCCTTAGGGTCGGCTCTTCGTCGTAACGGTTGACCATTTCGAGGATGTCGGTGTAGCGGTATCGCCATACCGGCCTCTGGTCGTCTCCGCTCAGGTTCACCCGGCGGAGCTCTCCCAACGTGGTCAGGTTCCGCACATAGTCGGGTGACACGTCGAGCCACTCCGCCGCATGGGCCGTGGTCAAGAGACGTTCTCCTCTGAGGAGGACGAGACGGCGGAGGAACGACAGCACTTCGATGGTCGCTTCCCCAACGGAAGGTGAATCAGGTTCCACAACGAACCTCCCAGGTCGTCACCTTGACTGGACTTCCCCGGATGTCCGCCTTATACGGCGAAAGTAACCCCCCCCCCCCCTGCGGTCAACCCTTGACTGTCAGCGCGCGAAAAACCGCCCCCGGAAACGCCCCCCACTTTCCACCTCGAGTGCTCTGACCTGGGAGAACACCGGAAAGCTGTCGTGGTCCTGGGTCACTCTCCGGCCTCCGATGGGGGGGGTTGGGATAGGTTGGACGATCCGGCCAGAGTGCGAAAAAAAACAGGTGATAGTTGACGTTTCCGATATCCCCCGATGTAGCCTGCCGATCCGACGGGTAGTCCCCAGAGAAGCCTTTCTGAGCGAAAACGCCCCCCAGAACGCCCCCCAGATTGAAAGGAAGAAGCACCATGCAGCGTCGCCGCAACGGCGAAGGGTCCGTCTACATCGACCCCCGAACCGGAAAGATCATCTACCAGAACCGGAGCGGAGGGATGACCCACAAAGGCCGCGGGTCGACTCTCGCCGAAGCGAAAGCCGACTGGAAGTCGAAAGCCGACAACATCGCCGCCGGCCAACCCGACGGCCGGCCACTCACCTTCGGGGAAATGCTCGACCTGTGGGACGAGCTCGACCTTCCCGACAAGGGAGCGGACAACGCCATGAACTATCGGACGGCGATCAGACATTGGCTGAAACCATATCTGGGTTCCCGACCTGCACATGACATCAAACCGTCCGAACTGGTCGTCGTCTACCGGGCTGCCATCGACGCCGGCCGGGGCTACTCCCAGATCAAAAAGATCAGGACCGCGGCCAGTGCTGCTTTCGTCTGGGCGGTCGACGACGGGCGGATCGCCGGGGAACGACCCGGAAGCGGATGGAACCCGGCCCGCAAATCGCGTCTGCCGGAGAACACTCCGAAACCGAAAAGCCGCAACGCCCCCACCACCGAAGATGTCCAGAGGCTCCTCTCCCAGACAGATCCGATCGGCAATGGCGCCTACTGGAGGACCTGTGCCGAATGTGCACTCCGCCCATCGGAAACAGCAGGGCTCCGATGGTCCGACATCGACTTCGAGGGAGGGTATGTCATCGTCCGTGGAGCTCTCCGCAAACCCCGCGGACAATCCCATTGGATGTGGACCCCAGACGCCAAAAACGGGGATGAAGGGATCAGACGGATCCCGATCCGGCCGCTCCTCGTCGAAGCTCTCCACCGTCAACACCTGTGGGTCAGCCAGTTGCGGATGGCATCCCTCTGGGAGTCGGACCTGTGGGCGTCAGAGCTCGTATTCAGAAAGCCGAAAGACGGGCTCGGATTCGACCGCTGGTATGTCCAGTCGGTCACCAAACGCAAAGCCGACAAGGCGGGAGTGAGAATCGCCCCCTACCAGCTACGCCACTACGCCCCCACCCGGCTCGCCGAACAGGGCGTGGCACCCCATGTCATCGCCGAACTGTTAGGCATCGACCTCGAAACGGCCCGCACCTACTACATCGACCGGCCCGAAGTGGCCATCGACCGTGCTCTCCTCGAATCCGTCTTCTAAAGCCGGACCGGCCCGGACCGATAATCCAAGTACAAGCACCAACCGAAAGGAAGCATCATGGTGATGCGCATCCCCAACATCGGTCCCGAGCCGACCCCGATCGTCCGTACCCGCCACAAGATCTCAGATATCGCCTGGGGTGTCTTCTGGGGGTTGACCGCCTGGACGGTCATCGGGTTTCTCGCCGCTCTCTTCCTGATCGTCGTCGCTAGCGCATAGCGCGATGCCGGCCTCGGCCTGGCCGGGCTCGAGTGATGATGTAGTGGGTTAGGTAGGCGAGTAGGGCCGCCCCTCCGATGCCGATGCTGATCCCAACGGCGAGCTCACCCAGAGATTCCATGTCACTGGCGCATCATCCAGTCGACGATCCGGCTGGTGACCACTTTGAACCGTTCGTCGAGCTGTTGCGGATCGTTCTCGTCGTAGTCGAAGTCGCGTTCTTTCCAGAAGGTCCAGCCTTGGTAGGCGTTGACGGCGCGGGCGTCGGCGAGATCGTCGACCGGGTCACCCGGCTTCTTCCAGCTCATCTGTCCATCTCCTCCATCCCATTCCACGTTGGCGCAGTCTTTCGGTGAAACGTCGATCTGCCAGTGCATCGCATCCGGTGTCGTCGAAGTCCAACGGCCTCCCCAGGTGAGCGCCTGCTTCCCCGAAGCCCGGATCCCTTCCATCCGGGTGATGAACGTGGCCGGATAGTCATGAGTGAGTGGGCTCTTCTGCGGGTTGGCCGACGGGTTGAGATCCAATGCGATCCCATAAGCGTGGAGGCTCATGTTGTTCGACCCGGATATGGTCCGACAGTTGTAGGTGCCCCCCGCGCTCTCTCGGAACAGGTAGGGCTCGGT